TGAACGTGGTGTTCACAGCGCCCTGAACAATCGCGGCGTTCTTGCCGTAGATGTCCAGCGAGTTGGTGATGGCCTCGTCAGCCTGCACGACGTACAGAGCCTGCGGATCGTCAACGACGAACGCAAGGGCGTCCGAGGCAACGGTCCCGGTCGGCCACATGTTCGAGAACGTGATCTGGCCAGTCGAGGGGTCGGTGTACGAGCAGCCAACAAACACGCCGAGCATGGCGATATCGGTCGAAGTGTCGCCCGTGCCAGTCTGCTTGGTGATCGTGGTCGAGGTGCCATTGTCAACGAGGTTGACGATGTCTCCGGCGGCGATGTTGACGGCGAGGCCCGAGGCGATGGGGTACTGGCGGAAAACCTCCAGCGAGCCATTGTCGAGACGGCCAGTCACACGCAGACCGAAGGGTGCATTAACGGAACCCATTGGTTCTCTCCTTCAGTGATCGGAGGGTTATCCCCTGCCGAATGTGGTTTTTGTTGAACGCTCGGGCCGGAGCACGGGCATTCGGGGATCGCTTTCGCGGAGGTAGCTATTGTCAACAGCATCCATCTGGGCCTTGGCCTGATCTAGCTGTCCAACGGTGCGCTCGTCCGCGAACTCTACGGGGATACTGCACAGGAGTAGCCCGCCGACTTCTAGGTTCTCAGGGAAGCGAGAGTTGTGGTCGGACATGATGTGCAGTTCGGGGAAGTCCTTTGCCAAGCAAGGGGTGTAGCCCTCGCGGAAGCGGCTAGAGACGTTCTTGTTGTCCTCGTTGCCCAGTGTGGAGGTGCGAACCCAACGGAATTTAAGACCGTCACGGGGCTCGGGGGTCGGGAGGAGAGATTGGCGTTGCCATCCTTTGCGACGTTCTCCGCCTTCACGAGTTGTGAGCGCTCGGGGGGTACGTTCAGTCATTGGATGCATCCTTCAAGAGTTGCGCCGCATATTGTTGAGGGGACAACCCAAGACGCTTGGCGAGTGCGACCTGAGTGGAGGTGAGTGCCACCTTGCGCGGTGTTTGGCCGGACGTGCGTCCTGCCGGGGCCACCACGTTGCCAGCCTGCCGCCGCTGTGGCTTCACCTCTTCTGAGGCGTCGGCAAACCGTTCTGGGAAGGCGCGGCGAACCGCACCATCAATCTGAGAATAATACTGATCCGTGTCTGGCGCAACTCCCGAGCGAACCAGCTTTTCATGGACGCCCATGGCGAGGGCAGTGATGTCCTCATTGCCTTGAGTCATGAACCACGGATTCTTCTGAGCCCAGTCCTGCGCCTTGCTACTTGGTGGCTGGACAGCAGGCTTCTGGGGCTGAGGGATTGGTGCCTGCGCCTGAGGCTGCTGGCGCTGCGGCGGCTTGTAGGAGTTGATCCGATACTCCTCGTTCTTCAACTCCGTCAGCTTGGCCTGAGCATCAGCCATGGCGTCAGCATCACCAAGCTCGTATGCCGCCTTGAACTCAGCCTTCACCTTGTCAAGTTGCATCGAGAGGCGTTGCTTGGCTTGCCCAACGAGAACGCCCTCGCCCTCCTGCAGCATGCGCTGAAGCTTGAGCTTCTCCTCGTACTCGCGCTGAGCGAAGGCAACCGCCTCCTCACGAAGCCGTGAGGCCTCCTCCTTTGCGCGGCGCTCCTCGTGGAACTCGTACTTCAGCTTCTTAATGCGCTTCTGCACGGACTCGGAGTAGGAGGCGATCTCGTCATCCTCCGGCACGTCGGGCTCAGCGCCATCAGGGCGTCGTGCCTTGTCGCGATCAGGCTCCGGTGTGTCGTCGATGATCTCGACCTCGAAGTCGTCGTCCTCTTCGATCTGGTTGGCTTGAGTATTCATGCGCGGCTATACCCCCGTGGGTCTTCGACGACAGCCTCTACGGTGTCATCGTTGATGAGACGGAACTCCTTGCCCATCACCTTGAAGCGGGTGCCTGAGTAGGAACGGAAGATGACGAAGTCGCCCTCTTTGCACCAAGGGCCAGTGGGGAATCTGTTGGCGTCGGCATAGGCCTCGCTGCCAACCTTCAGGACATAGCCAATTAGGGACGCAGTCTCCTCTGCGTTCCGGCGCTCATCGGGGATGAAGACCCCGCCTTCGGTCTTTTGGCTGACCTCCGGGATCGCAATGAGAATGCGATAGCCCTTTGGGTCTGGGAGCTTGGCGCGAACATCGTCGCCAGCTATGGTCTTGTCGGTGTACATTTCTTCTCCAGCAGTGGTTTTAAGGCCCACCGTAGCCTGCTGCTCAGCCCGACAACGACACGCTAGATCATTTCAGATCACGTTTCAAGGAACCTCTTCTCAACGTCCTTGATATCGTCCTCCATCTTCAGGATGGCGGAGTACTGACCGACGGCGCGGCAATAGTCCTCGTAGGACTTTGCCCCTCCACCAGCGAGAAAAAGTTCAATTGAACGCTTCTGCTCCTCTGTGCGGTACAGGAGGATTTCGACGAAGTCTCCGTCCATCACTGACCTCCGCCGGGTGTGGTGGTGAGCTGCTTGGCAATATCGATGCCAAGGCGGATGCCCTCGTTCTTGTCCTGACGCTTGGCGTCCTCGATCTGAGACGCAACGCGGACACCGATGCGGGCACCTTCACGGCGATCCTCAGAGCGGATGCGCTCACGCTGGACGTCGATGTTGCCTTCCATCCTCGCCACATCAAGTTCAAGCTTTGCCCGCTCGATCTCGAGCTTGCCCATGACCTCAGCCTCTTTGATCTGCAGCTCCTTTTGCTGCATCTGGGTGAGTGGGTCTTGAGCCTGCTTCTGTGCCTCTGCCTGCTGAACCTCGGCCTGATTCTGCTGAAGCAGCTTGCCAGCCGCAGCAGCAACAAGCTTGGACAGCTCGACCTCGACGTCCTCGGGAAGCGGCGCATCCTCGGGAGGCAGCTCGACACCGAGACGCTTCTCGATCTCCTTGCGGTACTGCATCGCCACATGCTCTGTGATGTGAGCCGCCATGGCCGACTGGATTGCAGAAGCAAACGGCGACTGTCCAACCATCTGCTGAATCTTGGGGTCCTGCATCGCGGCCATGTGGGTCTGGATGTGGGCCTCGTGGTCCTGATACAGGAACGCCTTTACGGGCTCCTGTTTGAGGATTGCCATGTTCTCGCTTACGGGGTCTTTCGGCTTGATGTCGCCCGGAAGCTTGATGATGTCAGCGGCGTCTTGGATGCCAAGAACCTCCAGCATGTTCCGGTGCAGCTTGCCCATGTCGTAGAGCTGTGGTGCCTGCTGAGACATCTGCAGTGCGGCTTGATACTGCATCACACGCTGGGCCATGGTGGCGGCGTTGGGGTCCGAAACCGGGATGACATCGACGCGGTCGTCGAAGTCCTTCAGTCGGTTAAAGTCACCGTCCGGGTCGTACTCGTACTTCTCATCCATGAAGTCCTTGACGATGCCAGCGATGAGGCGGAGCTCCTTGTGCATCGATGCGTGGATGCGAGCCTGAACACCAGACATGACCTTCATGTTGCGCTCAAGGAGTGCGAGGGTCGTACCGACCGGAGCCTGAGCATTCATGTCGCTGATCTTCACGTCGGCGACGGAGCCAATGCGACGGCCCTCCTCGACGAGGTTGGACAGCAATTGGTACAGGACGCTCGACGGCTCCTTGTATGGGAGGAAGGTGATCGAGTCACGGATCGATCCACTCGGCACATCAACGTCGCGGAACTCGCCCGGACGCAGCGGTGTGTTGTCTCCCTTGATGCGGAGGCCGCGAGCCTTGAGACCTGCGGGCAAGTTGGCAAGGGTGCCAGCGTCGATGAGCTGACGCAGGATCGAGGTGGCTGACTTTGTGAGGCCACCGATCAGGTGAATCAGACCAATGCCGTAGAACCCCATACCGGGCAGGTAGCAGTACGGCACGAAGTGCATGCGCTTCTGCTTGTCGTCGTCATCCTCGTACCAGTTCTTGCGGATCGACAGGATGGTGCGGGATGACTTGTCGATGGTGATGACGTAGGGACGTGCGATGTCATCATCGTCGTTGAAACCCTCTGGCATGACCATCTCGACATGCATCTCGAGAAGCATGTATCGGTCGTCACCATTGCTGGTATCCTCGATGCCCTGAAGGGTATCGTACTTCTCTTGGATGTCGCTCTTCTCGATGGCCGGATCAGGGAGATCGACGTCGCGGTAGAAGCCACTCGCCTGCAGCTTCATGATCTCGGTCTTGGTCTTCCGCATAACGTGCGTGTACCGCTCGCAGTCGGATAGGTTTGAGATGCCATACTGGACGACGAAGTCTTCCGCCGGGACAAACGTGGACTTTGGAACTCTGCGGACGGGGTCGTAGTGCACCTTCTTGAAGGCACTGCCAGCAAGGGACAGGCGGAACAGCATCTGCTCCGTCTCTTCGCGGTAGTCCTGCATGCGCTCGGTGATGAGGTAGTTCAGCTCATTCTCAACGCGAGTGGCCTGCTGGAACTTCTCGGTGGTCATCTTGCCGAGGATTTTAGTGCGGGCAGGACCTGATGCCGGGTAAATCTCACCCATAGCCTGCGCTTGGAAGTGGATCGCGGCCTCTGTCAGCATCGGGTGGAACACACCGGAGGCACCCTCCCAAGGCTGGGTGCGGTCTTCGACCTTCATGCCAAGTAGGTCTAGGCCTTTGACGTAGGCCATGGCCCAGTCATCGCGGGTGCGAAGGTCGGACAGAAAGTCTCCGACAAGCTCACTGCCCATGGACTCTAGGTCGGACTCGTCGATGAGCTCCGCAAGGTTGACGCCATGAGACACTTCCTCGTACTCAGGCTCGACGGAGATAGACTCAAACTCTATGACTACACCGCCGTCCTCCGTTGGGGTCACGGTCGCGGATGACTCCTCAAAAGCCTCGACTTCATCAAGCTCTTCCATCGGCTCTTCAGGCTCGATTTCGATGTCAAACGGGACGAGAGGCTTATCGACTGCCATGGTGTTTCCCCTGCAAGGTTTGCGGCACTATAGCAGAAAAGCACCGAAGGAAGGAAGTGTTG